ATCAATACCTCTGATAGCAGACTTCATTTTTAACGGAAAGTTCTCACCCATTACCATACCATCGTACAAGTCTTTATGATTTGCAATTTGATTGGATGCTATTGATAAAAGATCATTCTTATCACGACCATCAAATCCAGTAAGATACCTGTATATATCGATTCTATCTTCTGGCAAATCCGACTGCGCCAACAGATCAGGACTATCCGCATAGTCTGGATCGAATGCTGCGTTTACTGAGCGTATGTCTTGCTTATTTAAAAAGCCAACTGTGTCCTTGCCCTGCTCTTTAAATTTAATTGAATCAAAACCCATCAACTCAGCAACTACTTTTATTTTTTCCACATTTGCAAAACCCATAGCATCTGCGTTTAAAAGGTGATGCCTTTTCATAACAGCATTATCAACACCTGTCTTGTTTAAGCTTTCTTGAAGATCATCAATTGCATCGTATATTTTATCCTGCAATTCAACGTCAAAGTTTTCAAACCCTGACTGCTTTCCAAGCTGATGTATAAGGCCAGATGGAGTCGAGTCTTTATTAACAAGATCCAAATCAAATGAGTTATTGGGACTCTTTGAATATAACGGCATAACATTTCCAGAACCCTCAATACCCCTCATCTCAGCATACTCAGATGATAATTCACTATCTTTAGAAATCCAATTTATAGGCTGATTAAACCCAGTGACATCACTGCCAGTTCCATGATAGACAACTTTGCCAGTATCAAACCCCATGCTCTCAGCCCTAGCCATTCGAGCCTCGGTAGTCATACCTTCAGCACCAAACTTCTCTACGCCAGCAACCCACTCCTTAGCTCCAGCAACGTCATTGCCTTCGTAGCCATCCTCTTGCGCTAGGGTAATAGTTTGCGCGTCTGGAGCGTCTTCTGTTTTCTGTTTAGGCCCAACGATCTTGGTATTAAGCATATCAAAACCTTCTTTAACGCTCATGCCTTTGTACTTAGGATGCATGATCATTGCCGCTACCCTAGCCTTGATTAGATCAGCATTAGCTTCTGCCTCTTGAGGAGTAAGCACACCAGTATCGAGAGCCATGCTTCTCCACTCAGTAAAACCTGCTTCCATCTCATGCTCACGATCAGCATCCTCAACAGCCTTATTGAGTATGTCTGAGATCATTTGCTCAGATCCTTCTAGCTTTGATTGACTGTACCCGCCTTCAGATAATTTTATTTCTGGACGAATAGCCTCCATCAACACCTCATCAAATACAGTTTCGGAATAAAACATCTCTGCCGATATCTCGATATCTGTATTAGTGCCATCCATTTTTTCGGTTATGTAATCAGGGACACTCTCAACATCTTCCAAAGCCTCGACAGGCACATAAATAACACTATCCTGCTCATTCAAATTAGAAACGTATTCTTGAAATTGTTTTTTATCACGCTGATTAAGGAAGCTAGACTGAGCCAGTTTAATGCCCTCATCAAGCTTCTCCTGTTGAGACTTACCTGCCTCAACCTTTTGTATGTCTTCTTGGGACTTGTGGAATCCTTTGTTAGCCATTTTATCGACAGCCTCTAAGCCTTTGTTAGCTGCATAGAAACCGCTTGTCTGAGCTGTTGTAGCCCCTGTTGTAGCTATCAATGTTTGATACGCAGCCTTTGGCCTTTCCCGCAAGAAGTCAGGAAATGATTTATCCTTGTTGCTAGGAAGCATATACCAAGCCAAAAAGTCTTGTCCGAGCGTAGCTACTTGCTCTCCTACATTCTCTCTAAGTAATGCGTCCTTCAATATATCCTTAAGAGGAGCGCCAGCCTCGGTCTTTTTAAACAAAGAATCCAGCGGCCCTTTCTCTGTCTTGTACTCAATAAAGCCAACTCCTGAGCCATATATAATCCGACCAAGAAGACCCATGCCCTCATCCTTACCTTCAGCAACGGCCTCCATTCCTGATGACGCAGACATTATCATAGCCGAAAGCTGTGGACTTCTAGTTAAAGCGCCAGCAATCATCGCAGGAATATTGGCACTCATAGACTGTACAGCACTATGAACGCCCCCTATTGTTGCCGACTTGCTTTCTGGTGTACTGGCTTTTCTAGCCTCACCCATACTTTTACGCCAAGCAGTTAACGCGACATTAGCCATATGAGCTGGACTTGTTTCATACACACCCCAATCAGCAGCATCCTCTGTTTCAATACCAACAAGCTCCGCGCCACTTTGCACAGTTTCTAAACCTGTCAGTAGTGCTGAATCTAAAATATCAGTGAACAATTCGTAAGAAGTTATTTCTGCATAATCTGTCTGAGTTAGCCCAAGCTTTGCAGATTTAATGTAATCGCCAATACCTTGAGATTTAACGTCCTCAAGAATCTCCTTGCCCTCAATCGACACGATATCCTTCATGAAAGTTTCAAAGTCTTTTAGATTATCGACATCATCCCAAGCTATTCGAGCTGTTTGGGGATTTTTTAACGCAGCGTTAGTCGCTGGATGAGAACCTTCAGTTTCAGCAACGGAAGTTTGGTACTCAGCCTTTTGCTTTTCCTGAATAATTTGATCGGTCTGCTCTAGTGTTAGAGAGCTATCAGCAGTTTCACCGATCTCTTCTAACTGGCTTCGCCTCTGGACTTCCTGCTCTGCATCTTCACCGTAATAAGTACCAGCATTATCCGCAGCGTTAAGCTCAAGCTTTTCAGGTTCTTCCTCTCTTGCGAATCCAGTATCAATATCAGACAGCATCGAGTCGCCACCTAACGGATTGACAGCCTCGACAACATTTTCTTCTTCTGAATCGACAGCAAAACTTGTGTCGATATCACCAAGTAAATTCTGGCTAGCCGCCATGACTATTCCTCGCTAGTAATTGCTTTGTCTTGCAGACCTAATAAGTCTATTGTTTTAAGAACACTTTCTCTCGAAGGATTCTTTAAACCTTCCTTCTCCATTAACTCGGACTTAATCGACTCATAAAGAGCGCTGCCTTCAGCATTAGAATTAATATCTTTGTATTTCTTAGCCTCAATAACCTGCTTCTCAAATAAGAACCGATTAAACAGTTTGTGATTAGCTTTATAGTTCGCAAGCTCTTTGTCGTAAAGCTCATTGTCATTGATAAATGCTTTAACCTTATTATCAATATAATCCTTGGCTATTACGGTATTGGCTTCTTCATCTTCATAATCGAACATAGGAGACTTATCTAACTGATACCAAGGCATCTTTATTTTACCGCCCAACCTAGCAGCCTGATCCTGCATCTCTTCTGTTGTTGGCGCTCTCTCTCCTTCAAATGTCGCCTCCCAATTTTTAAGCTCAAAGGCAATTTTATCTTGCACATCTTTTGCGGCTTCTGGAAAAGCATTTCTAGCAATTTCACTAGGAGTAAATTCAGGAAGCGCAAGCTTGCCATCGACAGCGCTCCGATACTTTCTAAGGGTAGACGTAGTTAGCAAGTGAGGAGCTTCTTGAGAAGACAGCAGATTACCTGCATCAGCCATGCGCCCCTCTTTTATCAATGATCTTATTTGCATTTCAAACTGGTCATCATCTTTGGTCCTTACAATTTTGCTGGCCTCTCTTCTTAATATCATAAGAGTCTGACCTGAAGCACCTGCTTTATCTGCCCCAACAATATCCATCTCTCCAGTTCTAACAAACTCCTGCAAAAACCTAGAAGTAATTCCTTGCTGTTTCTGAGCCTCTTGCCTTACCCCCATACCCTTGATGGCATCAACATTCCTAATAACTGAAAGCTGGTCTGTCGCTGGCATCTTGCTTAACTCTTTACCAAAAAGCTCTGGATTCATTTGAGCCATATTAACGCTATTATCGTTTATTTTATCTCTATGAGCCTCTTTTGCGTAACTGTCAATCTTTGCTTTTCTTCGATTAGCATCAAGGTTATTTATTGCCAGCTCACTATTAAGCCCTGCTATCTTCTCAGCAGCAGTGCCTTTTGAGTCTATATTATAAAAGAAGATATCTTCTTTAAATTGCTTATTAATCACCCCTTCTTCTTTTGGAGTAATAAATCCCATATCCCTATATGACGCAGTTAAATTAAGACCTGCGGGAGTCATTGTTTGAACACCATCATCCAATTTATCTGAATGTATCTTTAGGTTATTCAGGCTTTCATTAAGCTCAATCTTCTTCCTGCCAACCTCTTTAGACCAGCCAGAATCGCCATAAGCATTCATATTCTTATCGTGAGTAACTTGCAGATCAGCTTCAAGCATGGACCTTAATCGGCCAGATCCCAAACCTTCATAAATACCCTCTAAATCTTTTTTTACGCCCTCTTCCCTGCGAGACATAAAGCCTTCATAGTCTCCATTGTCCTTATCGGCATCATCCCTGTTTTTATCATAAGCACTTAAAGCATCAGCCTTGGCCTTTGTTAGCTTTAAATTATCGCTCTTATCCTGATAATCCAAGGCATCTTTACTCAAACCCTTTAAAGCATCCGACATAATAGCCGAACCTCTGCCAGCCTGACTGATATCCTCCTTAATAACAGAACGATTAACGTCAATGGTGTTGCGCTTTAAATTAGATACTTTAGGAAATTCTGGCATTACTCAGCCTTTTTTGTTGGTGGTTTATATCTATCGTAAATACTAAACACATCACTCGCACCACCAAGGACCGTAGCAATTTGAGAAGTCTTAGCTGTTTTTTGTGCCGCCTGACCGCCAGCCCTGACAACCTTCGCTGCAAACAAATCATCCTTGGCAGACTCTTCAGATTCATATATCGCAGCAAGGGCATTGTAATCAACTACCTGCTCGATTTCTGCTTGAGTCTTAACAGCGTTAACGTCAGTAGTAGTACCGCCAGAAGCCGCCATAGCAGCCTTGGTATCAGACTGAATCACTTCACCCTGACGTTTAATCTCTTTAGCAGTCCTTTCCCCTGCTAATAATTCTTGTCTAGCATTTCGCTCATACTGCCTTGAACTTAACTCGGCAGCTCTTCCAGCAGCTTGAGCAGCCTCTTTGCTAGATTTCACACTAAGCAATGTAGATATAACACTAAGGCCAGTACCAGCAATTGCACCGATAGGACCGCCAGCTAAAGAAGTAATCCCGCCAGCTATACTTGTTGCTCGTGCTGCTTCTTCGGATTCAGCCATTAGCCTAACTCCTCATCATTCTGATCATCTTCTTGTGATACCGAATATGTCATTTGTAATATCTCGCATGGCCCTGTAGCTCTTAAAAATATTCTTGGATCTATCTCATCATTACCGTTAAACGGCATAGGATTCTCATCGTACTCAGAGATAATCGCAGTAGTCACAACATCAGTGCCATCTTCGATATCTGGCATTGAATCAAGATTGCTAAACGAGTCTCCAATAGTGATAGAATCAGGCCAGTAGTTTAGCATGGACAATGCGACATCGAGTATTCTTTTCCTCATTCCGAGTGGATTTTTTCCACCATTAACCTTACCTGACTTGTAATCTGCATTGTAAAGCAAGCCAATAACGACCTCAGAGTAAATACCAGAAGCAGTAATTGATCCACTACTCACCGTAGCAGTGCCACGATCCTGATCATCACCCCAAACGCCAACAGTAAATCCATCCAAATGATCTAATCCTGTCATTGTGGCCGAGGCATTACCCGTATAAACGACAGCAGAATCAAAATGTTCTTCCTGCATATCCCTGATACGTGATATTTTTTCCAAATAATAGGAGCTACCACGTTTAACCTTCATGTATATTTCGTCTTCGATAGTGTCCGAAGGCATCACAATGATGTCCATAATGTCATGATCACTAGTACCAGCAGCGCTACCTGTGGTCCATTGCGACCAAGCATTAACTTCTTCCACTGGATCTTTCAGCAAAACTCTCATTTCGCCATCTTCAAGCACTGAGTAAACCCTAGTCTCAGGATGACGAGCAACAGCAAGACGCTTAATACCAGCAGAGCATACATTCTCATGAAGAATAGTTAGGTCGCTTTCATTGGCATTGTCATTAGACATATTGTATTGAGCTTCAATTAGCTTAATACCTGATCTTTGCGCGTAGATGATAGAATCATCCATCTTAACTGGAGACACCTTAGAAGCGCCCTGAGTGCTGCTAGACTTAAGGTTTACATTGCTGTTAGTAACATAATCACCAAAGCCATTAGACCTCACCGAGATAATATCCGAAGCCAAGCCCATTAATAATCGAGTAGCAGACTTTAGCCAATAAACGACATCAACAGGACCAAAGCCAATTGTTCTTCGTATCGGTGCTGAATCGCCAGCTATTGTCTCATCAAACGACTCATAGGCATCTGAAGCAGATTCCCATATCTTATTCTGACCAGCTAAACACAATCGACCTTCATTCAAATCAACAGCAGAAGGGTAGTTATTAGGACCGTACCATTCACCTTTTTTCCAATTTGTCGTAGCTTGAGTAGATCCCCAACCCTGAACATTAACCGTGACAGCAGTAACAGATGTGAATCCTGTAACTCTACAACTAACTGGAGGCTCATCTGTAGCAGTGGTATCGACTACAAGGTAGGCAATTACAGTACCAGAAGTATACGCGCTACATCTTATTCTGAAATAAACAGCAGGATCATCAGTTATTGAGGTGTATGACCCAGTATCGATCTCAATAGCACCACCAGTAAAAGCATGGCTATCCTTAATCGTCCAAGTGGAATTGTCAGGACTACTTTCTAAAACAACCGTTGCTGTTGCCGAAACACCGTTATTAACCCATATCGCAAGCCTTGTATCGCCTGTCATCCTAATAGGATTGGTCGCATGATTGATAGCAGTCAAGGAGGCGACCTCTACTATCTGTCCAGCGCCAATCTCATATAAATCACCGACAGAATCAGCAGTGAAATGAGGCGTAGAAGAAGTAAGCGTAGTGCTACCAGAAGCAGCAGTTAAGGCCATTGTTGTCTGAGTAGCATTGATAAGCCCAAAAGGACCATCACGATTATCAAAATCCACTACAGACCATGAATTGTTAGCCCTTCGCTCAATCTTAAATACGCCATAATCTTTGTTGGCAGTAGCATATATAACATCACCAGACTGTCTAAACTCAATATCATCAGGATCACTAATCTGACCACGATAAGTATCATCGATATCTACCGTTAATGTCCCACCACTTTTAATAACAATGGAATCTACCAATGCCCGAGTCGAATTATTGTTAGAAATTGTAATGCATGGCTGTGCGGTAGCGACAATCTGCAAGCAGTGATGCCCAACACCTAACCAGCTCTCGAATAAACCATTGGCATTAGCGACATTGCCCACGCCTATTTGAACCAATACTGGTGCATTCAATATTTTGATTTCAATAGCATGTGTCTGAACGAATCCAGATCCGCCAAATTGTTGCCAATATGTAGCAGCAGTAGATATTGCTCCTGTCAAACTAGCGTAGCCACCAGTAAGCCAAACAGCAGTAGATCCAGAACCAGAAGCATCTGTCCATGACGAATCATTAGAATCAAACGTGCCATTGGTTATGGTCATTGACGTAGAAGGGTAAGTGATTACCGCATCATCTACATAAGGAATTATTGTATCAGCATCGACATCGAGAACAGCTCGGTCATCGGTAGCAGCAACAAAAGGTATTAATCTTGAAAGCGCACTTAGAGTACCAATGTGCTTAGTGCCTCTTCGATAAGCCATCGAACCCAAGCGCTTAGGCTCAAAGTTCTCCATTGTTTCACATGAATCATTGACGACTTCAGAATCAATTCTATCAAGCGCCCTACGATCAACCTCACCACGATTAAACTTAGATAATATTGTTCTTGGCATTATTCAGGCCTATCTCTATCAATCCCTCGAGTTCGACCGCCAACCCAAGAGCCTTGAGCAAATATCTTAGGAGGTTTGGCGACTGCGTTATTTGCTTTAGCTTCTGCTTTTCGATCTGCGTATTGTTCTTTTGCATTATCAACATCAGCACCTTCAGCCCTTAGCGAAGGTCCAGCGTCAAGCGCCATACGTGCAGCAACCAGACGTTTAAAGTATGAGTTCCAGCCAGAGGTATCAGTAACATGATTGCTTGAAGCGTAGTTGATATAAATAGTGTCGTACTCTGAATACCAGTTATCACCTTCTTCGTGATAAAGCCTCAATGGATTTTTCAAATATTCGTCTTGATAGATACCATCCAATCGAAGGAAGTCAGTAGGCTTATTGAAAGCCCTAGCGTATCCGTATGAAGGCTCAATAGCTGTATCGTAAGAAATCTTAGTTGTAGTATAAGCAAACAGCCATCCAGTATCCTCAAGCAGATCAGCGACAATACCCGCGCTCAATGCCTGAGATAATTTGAACCTACGATCCGAATCATCATCAACAGTAATAATCGTATCAAGGCCAAGTATCAGCAAGGCATCATTAAATATCGATAGGAAATTAGCATTGATCGTTGCGCCAGTATCGGCTGGTCTATTCTGTGGAGCATTTCTGGCAGCAATGGCAGTGGCAGACTCAACCCTCTGCTCAAATATTGCATTGGCCTTACTATATTCTTTTGGCGCTATTCTGGTTGATATCTCTCTCGCAAGATAAGCAGACACAACCCTAGTGAATGATGAATCCCATGCTCCGAGATCATATCCATCTGTAATAAATCTTAAGTAAACTGTAGCAAAATCACATTTTAAAGTTCTGCCTTCGATAACAAACCTAGAAATCTCTTGGTTTAAACCGATATCGCTGAATGGCATAACCATTGCGACGAATTCATCAGGTAAAGTGTGAGTATAAGCAAAGCTAGTACCCGCAGTTCCAGATGATAATGTGCTTGTAGTAGTTGCAAACGCTGGTCTAGCAAGCTCTAAGCAGTATCTTACCGCTTCACTATCATAAGCATTATCTAGTGCGTAGCGAGACTCTATGGCCTCAGTAGTGGAGGATAACTTGCGCTGCCCAATTAAGAGCAGCGCGTTGTTATATAGTTCTAGTTTAGTTGCCATATTAAGCTGCTAAAGCCCTTAGATGATCGTCCAATTGCTTTTGAGCCGTAGCTTTATCGTATCCTTCTTTGCCTTCAAGAATGACTCCATCCTTATCGACAATACAAAACTTCTTATTCGGACCTTTGAATTTTACTTCAAACCCCATAGTTGATGGCTCTGGATATTCAATATCTCCATTGTCATCCTTGGGTAGATTGGCATCGTAAACAACCCAATCAATAACTTTGAAATAAACAAGTGTCCCTGTCTTATAGACAACACGAAGACTAGCTTCGTAAGAATTATCGTGAGGAAAAATTGTTACCTTATCCCTCTCTTTCAACAAACTAGATACACCAGCCCAAAAGGTGGGTTCTAATATTTGTTCTCGGGTTAATTTCTCATCAACTTCTGCTACATGATCAGCAATCATATATTCGTAGCCATGAAACTCGCCACGCTTGAGCGCTTGAACTCGTACTTTGATATCTTCAGCCATGAATGGCCTCCTTAGACGTATAAAAAATACCGCCCTTGGGATTCAAAGGCGGATATTCTTAGTGGGTTTTAGTCACTATCAGTAACGTCAATCGCTACGCCATCACCTAAGTCAGCAGCACCGTTATTAGTCACCGAAACGACCGTATAAATATGCCCAACAGTAGCACCAGCTCTATCGCTTTGTATCACGATATCGCCAATTCTCATACCTCTAGCATTACCATCGGTAATATAGCCAGAGACACGTACAGTAGTTGCAGCATCAGCACTATTATACATAAACACCGCAGACGTAGCACCCCCAATACGGGGAATTGCCATAACAAGCTCACCTTTTACATAAGCCATAATTTTTCTCCTAAAAGTTAGTAACGCCCCATCATCCAAAGAATCAGGGGCTATACGTTTATGGTTTATGTAGTAGCAGTTGTTACGCCACCATCAAGGTTAGTTTGGCCGTTGAAGTACCAAGATGTACCGTCAGACTCCATCTCAATATAATCACCAACAGCAGCGATATTCGCTACAAGGTTGACTATATCAGCGTTATCGTCATAAGGCCCATCATTAGAAGTATCAACTTCAAGCTCATTAACACCGCCAATCATAATATTAGCACTACCATTGGTAGCGATAACATAAGAAGTGGTAGGAGCCACAGCTACTATAAACTTAAACTTCAGACCCGCAGCAGGTGCAGGTAAGGTAGAAGTAAATCCACCAGCCAAAGCTAGGAAGAATGTAGTTCCAGTCTCAGCAGCAGTTATCACGTTAGTAGTAATCACTGTCTCAACTTTATTAGCGTTCTTCAAAACAAGAGTCGCGCCGACATCTACTGTCGAAACAGATACGAGACAAAGCTCAACTTGATTTAAAGTTGTATCAACCACCATTACGACATCACCTACTTTCATATGAAGATCATAGCCATCTGTGAAATAGGCAGTGCCTAAAACAGTTGCGATTGGATCAGCATCATTGTAAAGAAACAATGAGCCAGTTGAAGAACCTAGAGAATCAGAAATTAATCTAGGTCCATTAGTTGTTGCATATGCCATTAGTCATATCTCCTATGCGCTGAATTGAGTGTCATCGTGTTCCATAACAACGATTCCACTATCTTGTAAAAGTTTACTGCCCATGTAAGAAGACACTCTAGCCCAAGAGCTATCTTGTTTCTTATCATAGCCAATCTCTGCGTCCATACCAGCAACATTACAAGCATGACCAATAGCTGCTTTGTTATACATATAACATTTAGCATCGGCTGTACCTGCTCCAGTAATTCCAGCATCAACAATCCAGTTAATACCATACCAGTTGAAAGCTTTAGACTTATTATAGCCTTCAAATCTTTCACCTTGGATGAAATCAACAGATGTGAACTGGTCTAAACCCATCAAATAGGTGTAGTACGCTGGTGTAATTGCTGCAAAAACATCATTGCCATCTTCAGAAGCAAACGAGTTGCTTAAGATAGTTAATGCTTTACCAACACTTGCCATAGTTGCAATGCCAGCACTGCCGCTATTCCAGCTTACAGTTCCAGCAGATAGAGCACCGTAGATGTCTTTGTCAATTTTACGGTTAATAACCGCACTTGAACTAGACTGCATCATAGCTGCGCCATCGCCTTGAGAGGTATAAATATTAAACTTAGTTCTCTCAGGAATGTCATGCCACTCTTTCAAAGTAGCTGTGTATTGTTGTAAATTTTCGGCTCTAGTCGGGATTTTTCCGTTATTGCCTCGGGTTACTGCTTCTGCGGAACCACTGTCTGCAACAAGAAAGACTGCTTCGGCTCCATTAATATCGACTTCAGTAGTAACAGTTCGTCGAAGTAAGCTCTCGCGCTTCTCAAAACCCTTAATCCACTCAGTTCGATACATCGTTTGTGCGGCTGATTCACTCATGCCTTAGTACCTCATAGTTAGTTAAGTTTTAGTTAGTATTAATCAAAATACTGAAGTTTCGAGTTGGCCTATGTAAGCTTTGCGAGTTGGCCTAGAAAGGGGTCGCTTGTCTTAGTAAAGGGGTCTTTACGTCAGATAGAGTTAAATGGTATCAATTCTGGTTATTATGTCAACAAGTTAGTGAGGACTTACATATAAATATCACCAGTAAACTAAGCCACGTTAGTATTTACCAACCTTTTGATAGGTGTTTAAGAAAATAAAACAGGTTAGTAGGCACTAACTTAAAACCTTTAGGCAAAAAAAACCGATTGAGAAGGAAGGACTCAATCGGCAAATGGGGGTATTACATTATTATTATTTTAACCGTTGGCTTTATGGGCCTCCATAGCAATGAGCATTTTACGATACTCTTCTCTGCCTTCTTTA